CCATTTACCCTCTATTCCTTAATGCTTGTATTAACATTGCCATTTCTTCATCTTCAGTTTGATCGTTTAACATCATTCTTTGTCTACCATACATATTTGCTTCGCCACCTACCATACCTACTTCTTTATTTGGTACAGTATATGTAGGCATTGCCATTTGTTGCGGTGTAGACATTGCATAATCAGATGGAACAAATGGTGTTTCTTCAAATTCTGGTCTGTCTACTGGATTAGGAGGAGCTTTATTAGGATCGCCCATTGGGTCAACTTGTAAATTTTCTCCTATTTGTGCCATATTAGGCGCAGGAGCTTCTTGTAAAACTCTAGCCATTAAACTGCCTTCAGGGTCATATCTTTTATTTAATAAACTTTGAGCTATATCATTAAAACTACCTGATTCTGGTGTTGCTCCAAATAATTTATTTAATTGGTCATCTATAAAAGCCATTATTTTTTACCTTTATTTGTTTTACCATAACCTGAAGCATAAATTGCACGCCCTTGTGCAGTAGCTTTAGATTTGGTTTTATACGTTTTACCTTTATTACCAAATTTATATCCGCCTTTTGTTTTTTTAACTGGCATTATAAAGTAAAGTTCCCTTCTGGCTCATTAACTGGTAAAAATATTCTTGTATTACCAGACATTCTTAATATAGGTTTAGCACCATCTTTAGCTTGTTTTTCTGATACTTTAATTTGATATTCTTGGAATTGATTATCATATGGCAAACCTTTTTGTTTTAAAAATCTCCATATAACACCTAATGTTATTATATCTTCATCTAATATTGTAGTATTACTATCGGCTGCAAATTTTTCTGCATCTGCCGAACCATTACCTGTAGTATCTACCCAATATTTAGAAATATACTCAAAATAAATAGCATCATTTACTGTAGGTACTGGGTTCATTAATAAAAAACCACCTCTTATTCTAAAGTAATTAGTTACGCCACTTTGTACTGATGCTTTTAATGTTTGCCATTGTGAATTATTTAATGGTCCATAAAACTTTCTATCTGTAGTTCTATTCCACATAGTATTATTGCTAAATCTTTCAAAATCACTAGCAATAGAAGCCATAGTTCCTTGACTTTCATTAGCTATTGCAGAATGCGCTTCTTCTTTAATTAATACTTCCCAATCATAACCAGCTACTAAATTTCTTCCTTCTCGATTGGCTGCTGCCAATAATTGTATAACTGTTGTGTCCGTTGAACCAACAACAGCATTTGGAGATGGAACTCCAATTTCATTTGCTGCATCTTGGCATATTGTTAATAATGTCATGAGCCAACTACCTGTAATGGTTTAATATCATGTTTATCCATAAGAAATTCTTTAGCTTCTTTTCTATAATCTATAGTGCCTTTGCCTAAACCATGACAAGCACCATCAGATAATGCTGCTAATTGTTCTACTGATGTAATTCCTTCTAATTTTAAAACGTCTATTTTCTTTTTATTCATACATTCTAAAACATCTAAATTTGTTTCTTTTTTAACTTTTATTTTTTTATCTTTATAAAATTCTGCCCACTCTCTTGGAAAATTTTTTTCAAATTCTTCTGCTCTTGATTCTACTTTGTGTATTACAGAATTAGGATCACCTATAATTGATAATTCAACCATATCTATACCATCTTCTGATTTAAAAAAATTAGCTCTTAAATTTGACATCTTATTCTCCTTTTTAATGGTAGGGGGAACTTAATCCCCCCACCTTAGTTAATTACCCAGGAAAGGCACAAGCTATAATTTTAGCTGATGCGTCTATTGCAAAGGCACAGACAGGAGAAGTTGCTGCTGCTGTTACATCTAATGTACCATCACCAGCTCCTGTTGGTGTTAATGGGTCTCCATCAGCACCTGCTGTTAAAGCAATAGATAGGGTTGTTGTTCCACCTATCTGAATCCAACAATATTGTCCGTCTGTTGGAGCAGATTGTAAAACGCCAGCACCTACCTCATTTGAGTCAGATAAATCGCTAGTGCAAACATTTACTGCACCAGCAGAAGCACCAGATGGTGCATAATAATAAGCTACTTGTCCACTTACTGCTGCAACACTTCCTGCACCAGTATCATATTGAACATATTTGTAAGTATTACCATCATCATTCATACCTTTTTGACCAAGATTAAATGTTGGAGTATCACTTACTTCGCTTAAGTCCATTCCTATAATGTAAGACATAATAGTATTCCCTTCTAATTAGTTTTTAAGAACACATTGTCTTGCACGATTTGAAACAGTCATGTTACCTGCCCAAACTACTGGCAATACCATTGCGTCTTGGTTTACAGAAGCCTTCTCACCTAAAGGAGTAAATTCTCTGCCTTTAGCTGGACGAAGGAATAAATAGTCCGTATTCAACATATACATATGTGCGGAAGGACATTGATCGTCATAATAAACAGGTGCGTTCATAAACATTAAGTTCATAAAACCAGCACTTGCACTATCATCACTTGTAAACCTTTGATTAGTTTGTAGTGATGCCCAATAGAATTGGAAATAAGTGCTATCTGCTACTATGCAGTCAGGTTTGTCTGCTCCTCTGATTGTTGATAACCATGCAGTATTCATACCTGATTGTATATTAGTTGCTGATGCGTTTCCACCTGCTGAAGTTGAAAAATCATACACTTGATTTTGCCAGAAAGAATATGTACTAGCATTAATACCACCAACAGTATTAGTAGGAGTATCTGCAACTGTAAGTTGTAGACCGCCTAAATCTTTACCATTAGTTCCTGTTCCATCTGCATACAATGAAGTTGCCATTGTATTTTTAAGTGTTTTTTCAAGATTTTTCACTCTTGATTTAAGTAGGTTAAATACTTGTTCTTTACCAGAGTTTTCTACTTGCTCTAGTCCAGAAATTACAACATTACCAGCTAATTGTTTATAATTAAACTCGGCTGCTGTAAAAACACTACTTGTTGAAGTATCTAATACTTCGTAGCCACTATACCATTTCGCAGTACCATTTGTTGCATATTCTAGTTCTTGCACAATAGTTCTACCACCTGATACAATTTTGTTGCCTTTTTCGCTTATTGAACGAAGTAAAGCATTATTGTTTGTGATATTGTCTGCCATTGTCCTGCTGTAATTAGCAAGAGTAGTGGTAACAATATCTGTAAATGTACTATTTGGAGATGCCATTATCTGCTCCCTATTTTAAAATTAACCCTTGCATCAAGCACCAAATCCTGCACCCTCAATATTTGTCATTAACAAACTATCCAAATCAGATGCTTTAACAGAACCTTTTGGAGGATTAGCAGAAGCAGAAGGTTTTACTTTTCTAGCTTTTTCAACTGCTTTCTTTCTTTTAGAATCCTCTTGTTTTTTTACTGATAGTTGAGATGCTTTAAGTGCTTCCGCATATAAATCATCATCAAGTCTAACAGCTTTAGCATAAGCATCATCTAATCCTTTTGCTTCTCCAGCATCTATTAAATTACCCATTTTAACTCTTACTTTGTCAAAATGTGGGTGTAATAAATTACCATTAGCATCAGTTTTAGTTGAAAACTGCTCTACTGTTTGTTCTGTTTGTGCAACTGTTGATTGCATATTTTGTTGTTTAAATTGATTGAGTTCTGCCATAATTTGTTGATTTTGTTGCATTAATTGGGCAATTTGTGGGTCTGGATCATTCCAAGACTCACTCTCATCTTCTAAGGACGACAGATTTATTCCGTAACCTTGTGCAAGTTGTCGAAGTGCCATTTTTGGATTTGTTCTCAGGGCTTGGTCTGCATTAAGTAACCGAGATATATATTCTGCTTCACCTATCCCAGTTGCTTGAATATTTTGTCTAGCTGGCTGTAAAACTTTATCTAATGCTTCAATGTTTTTGCGTTGTTCCGCTAAATCTTGTGTCTTTTTGGTGTAATCAGATGTCATTTCTTTATCACGTTTTATCATAAATTCTTGTGATTCACGAGGTAAAGTGTCAAACACCTTTTTTACATCATCTGACCAATTTTTAGGAGCTTCTAATTTGGATTCCGTAGAATTTTCAGACGCTTCTACATTGTCAGGGTTTTCTTCTGAATCTTCCGAATCTGATTGGTCATCTTCTTGTTCAGTAGCTAACTGATCCAAGTTGTCAGAGTCATCTTCTTCTTTTTCAGGAGAAGTTTCTTGTTGTTCTGGTACTGTAATATCTTCAATAGTATCTTGTTGCGTTTCTTCAACAGGATTATCTTCTGATACTTCAGGTTCTTTTAGAGCTTCACCGATTGAACTTTCCAATACAGCATCTAAGCTCATTGGCTCATTTGCTGATTCCTGTATTTCAGGAGTGCTTTCTTCTGCCATGTTATACCTTTCTTATTGTTGCCAATTATCAGGTTTTGCACTACCTGTGCGTTCACAACCTGACCAATCGTTACCAATTTGGCGAATACCATGTCGCCTTTCATGATTTCTTAGTGCTGAACGACTACCTATTACAGATTTATCGACAGGACTAACAAATTCTTCTATATCAGACATTACTTGTAAAGATTTACCACGTCTACGTTTATTTTTATTTTGGTATTCTTTACCGCCTGACCAATTTATTTTGTCATAATTTTCTAAATAGCTCATTCCATAGCCTTTTCTGCTAATTTAACGTCTGTATTTAATAAAGCTAAATCTTCTTTTAATGCGTTTCTTTCTCTTGAAAGTTCTGCTTCAGACTGTATTTTAGTCATTTCTGCACCAGATTTTGCTTGAATATCAGCTAATTTACCTTCTTGTTTCATTTTTTCACGCATTAACTCACCTTGTATTTTAGCTTGTGCTATTTTTTCTGCTTCACTAGGTTGTGGTGGTGCTTGCATTGCTTGTTGCATTTGTTGCATTATTTGTTGTTCAGTTTGATCTATAACTTCTTCAAATTCTCTGCCAACTTTCCATGCACCTACTAAAAATCTTAATGATTGAAACATTATAGGCGTTAAAGATGGATTTGCATTAGATACAGCTATTGCTTTTTCTAAATACGCACCCATTGTTTGTAAAAACTCTATTCTAGTTTGTTTTTCTGCATTTTCATCAGCAAATACAGTAGAATCTGTTTCTACATCAATATTATACTCTCTTAATTTATCATCACGCATAATTTGCATCATTTCAGGTGTTATTTGTATATTTGTAATTGCTTGTAATACTTCTGGTTCGTAATGTTCTGCTACTATTTCCGCTTTTATTCTAAATAAATCTCTAATATAGCGTTCAATTTCTTCTTGTCTTTTACGCATACGCATACTACCAAATTGTGCTTTTAATTGTTGTGCAGTAGCTGTTTCACTAGCTTTTGTATTACCTCTTAATAAATCTGATATACCAGTAACCTCGTATATTATTTCTAATATTTGTGTTCTTTGTTGGTATAATCCTTGTAATACCATACCTATTGGAGATATATCCTCTTGTTGGAAAACTCCTGCTAATCCGCCTTTTTGTGCTAATAAACTAAAGTTTTCTGATGGTATAAAATCATTATCTCCTGCGTTAGCTAAGTGTGATAATTCAGGCACACTTGCGTCATATACGCCACGCCTTTTTAATCCTTCAATAAGATTTGATATTCTAGTTGTAACTCTGTCTAATTCTTCTGCTTGGTCTTGATACAATGTAAACTCTGGTATTGGAACGCTTGTATCATTAGTTCTTACAGCTATCATAGGTGTAGGAGTAGGAAAGAAATCTTGTAATTCATAAGGGTCATCATCTACTCTTAAAATTTTATCGTAATTTCTAGCTACATAATATCTTTTGTATTTTACTCTGTCCCATATTTCCCAGACTTCTGCTCTTTTAAATACTTCTTCTGCTTCATAGTTTTCTTCGTCAGAATCAGGCGACCAATCTAATGGTATATCTTCTACATTAGAAAAACCTTTATCTTTTAATTCATCTCTTGTCCATAAATGCCTTCTGGCTTTCCAACTTACATCTTCTGGTCTTTTTGCTGGATTTTCTCTGTAATCTTCCCAATGAACATAATCAAAATAACAGCGTTGTTCTGCTACCCTTTCTTCTTCAACTTCAATAATAACTCTTTCGCCCATTTCGTTGATTTGTTCCATTTGTACCATTTCTTTTACAAATACTGGGTCATATACAACCCATACCACACCACGTCCTGGCAATAAATAATCTTCTAATGCTGATTCTATAGGCTTATTAGCATTATATACATCATTTGCATAAGCTAGTGTTCTTTCTAAAACTCTAGCAATATTTTTAGTTACTGGATTATTGTCTGGAAACCTTCTTCTTACATCAGGTTTTGCCATTTTAGCAAATAATGCACCTTTTAAAGTTTCTGTATTTGCCCATAAAATATTAAACTTTTTTTCAGAACCCATGCCATAAGTATCTACATTACGTTCATCTCTGTAGCGTTCTATTACTTTTCTACCTCTTTTACGCCAATCTTCTTCTGTTTTATCAGCATTGTTTAATTCTATATGCCAATATTGAGCAGTACCTTGTTCTAGTTCTAATTTAGACCTTGTTTCTTCGCTTGCCATTAGCTTTTTTCCTAATTACTTTTATTTTATCTTTTTTATTTGACATTTGATAAAAAGTATAATCCATTTTTTTATAATTACCATCATATTTTTCATAATTTGTCATTATATTCTTGGTTGCCCTTTATTTTTCTCTGATTTTAAGTGCATTTCAACCATTTCGTCAAGCGTTGGTTGTTTATATAAATTTTCTAGTGGGTCAATTTCTTTTGGTTTTGGTTTAATATTTTTATATGCCATAGCTAAATATCTAAAGCTATCGCTTGCGTGTGATGCCCAATTATGCAAAGGAGTTCTTTTAAAAACTCGTTTTATATCGTCCCATTCTCTTTGATAATTTCTTAACGCATTTAATCCATCTTCGCATTTTTCTTGGTCAAAATAGCAATGTTGTAATAATAATCGTGCTGCATTAATACCATCATCTACTTTATGGCTAGGAACTATGCGTGGTTTTCTACCCATGTTTAATAATGTTTCTGCTCTTGTTCTACCTGTGCCTAATTCTCTAACTTTAGCATCATGTGGTAAATAATCATCTCCCCAATAACTATAAGGCAATTCTTCCATCATCTTAACGTAATGATCTAAACCTACTCCACCACTTTCATAATAATCAATTATTCTTATTTCACCCATAGTAACTTGAAAAAACCATAAAGCACAACTATCAGATATACCTAAATCCCATGCAACATGCACAGGTAAAGATTCATCATATTCTACTTTTGTAATTCTACCTTCTTGCTCTGCTTCTATAACAAGATTACCATAATATGCACCTTTGATAGCAGCAGCCCAACTACATTCAAACTCTTGCATATATTCATCTTCACCCATTTGTTGTTTAGCAGCTTCTAATTCTTTAGGGTCTACAACTTTTGTTTCTGATGCTCGGTATATAACTCTATACCAATCAGGGTCATGTTTAGAATCTTCGTATAATCGCCAAAACTGGTTACGTCCTTTCGGTGTACCAATAAATATAGCCCACCCTTTCCTATCCACTAATGCTGGTCTTACAACTTCAGACCATACTCTAGGACTCATATCCGCATATTCATCAAGTATTACGCCATCAAGATATATACCACGCAACGCATCTGGGTCATCTCCAGCTCCATACAATCTTATTCGACTACCATTTAATAAATCTACTCTGAGTTCTGATTGATTAATCTTAGTACCAGGAATATCTCTGGTATAATATACAAGATAATCCCAAGCTACAGCTTTTGCTTGTCGATAATACGGAGCAATATACGCATAACGTCCATCACTTCGTTCTGTTTTTAATTCTAATGCTTTTCGTAATAACTCGGTAACAGCATACACAGACTTTCCCCAACGTCTATGCGATACACAGATT